ATAATTTTTATTTTCTTTTTTATATAATATAAATAGAGATATTGATATTGTAATGAATAACGATACTACATATACATTTGATATATGGGAAGCATTAATGCGTTTACTTAAATATCTAATCGAGGCTATTTTCGTCGCACTTGCTGCATATGCATTACCAAAACAAAAATTACAATTAAATGAAATTGTGATGATTGCTTTAACCGCCGCGTGCGTATTTTCTATTTTCGATTTATTATCACCTGCAATATCTGCTGGCGCAAGACAAGGCGTTGGATTAGGTGCTGGTTTCCGTTTAGTAGGATTTCCGGGTATGTAAAATATAATCATAAAGAAGGGATTATAGGATAATTTAATTCTTCGCAAATTTTTTTCCATATTTGGTCTTGTGCATAAAGTTTTTCCCTGCTTTTAAGTAAGGGGAAAAACTTCAAATATTCGTATAAACCTAATATTTGAAAAAATTTATATAAAACATAACTATAGGATAAAAAGTTTTTTCTTTCTTTGGGACAATGTTTTAAAAATGGTGCTTGAATATCTTTAAACATATTACATAATTTTTCTTCTAATTCGGTTGAAAATTGTGGAGTAGGAATGCCATTAATACGATTAATAATATAATTAATATGTTCATAGTATTTATTAATACGTAGTCTTTTTAAGATTTCGCGCATTTTATTATAAGTTATGCTTTTTGTATCAATTATTTTTTCTTTTTTAATTTCATTTAAAATTTTTTCGAAAATTTCATTGGGTATATCCGTACTTTCTTTACCTTGGACTTGATTACACCATTCACGAAAATGGTTAATTCTTTTATAACTAAAATGTGATGTATCTTTCGAATTTTGTTTTAATATGGGTCTATTTTGTTCCACCAATAATGGTTCTTGATACCCGCAAATATTACAAATCATAATAGCATCTTGTTGAAGACAAGTTAATGTATTATGACATTTAAAACACAATTCACGGTTATCGAAATCTATTTTTTTAATATGATTATTATTTGTAATTGACAGATATTTATCAACCAATGAGCTTTTATCAATAATTTGTTCGTCGTCTTCAGTGTTTTTATCATATTCTTTTTCCGTTGGATATAAGGATAAATTAAACGATTCAATAATCGATTTATTTTTATATTTAACGTTTTTAATGGAATTATTATTGGATTGTTTTTCAATCATATCATAATAATTGAATAAAATATAACTTGTATTTTCATAGTATTCTATTTCATCTGTATTATTAATATTTTCAATTTGTTTTTTAATTTTAATTATATCTTCCCGTATTTTAATATTACTACTCCAAAGTTCTGTATAATAATTATCACTCGTTAGACCTTCATTATTATATTTAACGATAATATCATTGATATTATTTTGTATATTTTCTAACTCCTTGATTTTTGCTAAATTATTTTGTTCCTCTATTATTTTCATTGAATAGTTATTAATTATTTTAGTATGCATTGCATCCAGTGTAGATATTTCTTTGTTATTATAAACACGTTTCTTAGAGGATTTATCTTTAAACATTTTTATTATGTTAATATTCTATTATTAAATGTCTATAAATATGCTTATATATTTAAAAAGCCGTTTTTTTTTCTCCTATTATAGTATAAAGAATATAGCATAAATGGGTGGTGGTCTTCTTCAACTTGTTGCTTATGGTGCTCAAGACGTTTATTTAACTGGTAATCCGCAAATTACTTTTTTTAAAGTTGTTTATCGGCGTCATACTAATTTTGCGATGGAAGCAATTCAACAAACTTTTTCAGGAATGGCTGATTTCGGCAGTACAGTAACTTGTCAAATATCCCGTAATGGTGATTTAATACATCGTGCTTATTTACAAGTCGAAGTTCCTGCTCTAACTGCAAATGATAAATATGTAAATTATTTAGGTCTTCGCCTATTAAGATCCGTTTCTATTGAAATCGGCGGTCAGCAAATCGACAAGCATTATGCCGATTGGTTATATATATGGAACGAGCTTTCATTACCGAAAGGAAAACGTTCTGCATGGGAATTCATGGTGGGCGCTGATCAAGATATAACAACTCCCGTTAAAACCACTCTATATATTCCTCTTGAATTCTGGTTTTGTCGCAATATCGGTCTCGCTCTACCTCTAATTGCTTTACAATATCATGAAGTAAAAGTTAAAATTGAATTCGAAAAATTAGAAAATTGTATCTATAAATTATCTAGCACCAGTACTGCGCCCCCCGATGTTCTAACTACTAAACTAGCATCTGTTAATTTATGGGTCGATTACATTTTCCTTGATACCGATGAACGACGCAAATTTGCTCAATTATCCCATGAATATTTAATTGAACAATTACAATTTTTTACCGAATCAATGAAAGCTAATTCATCTTTAAATTATCGTCTAAATTTCAATCATCCTTGCAAGGAATTAGTATGGGTCGGCAAATTCAATACTCCGACTACTGTGAACCAATGGTACAATTATACCATCAAAGCCAATAATAATTTCACTACTGCCGCTGATATATTAGGATCAACTGCTTTTACTGCTCAAGATTTCACAAGCAATATTCATGCATATTCATCTAATACCGTCATGAATAATGTATTCACAAAAATAGTATATAATGTTGAACCTAATTTACATAAAGATGCTGTCAATCCTTTCGATAGATGTCTATTAAAATTAAATGGAAATGATCGCTTTGCTGAACGCGATGGTAGTTATTTTAACTATGTCCAACCATATCAACATCATACTAATATTCCTCTAAACGCAGGTATCAATGTTTATTCATTCGCATTAAAACCAGAAGAACATCAGCCATCTGGAACTCTAAATATGTCTCGCATAGATAGTGCTATTTTAACTGTTGGCAATAAATCAGCTGTAGATGGAAATATAAATATATATGCTGTTAATTATAACGTTCTTTTTCTCCTATTATAGTATAAAGAATATAGCATAAATGGGTGGTGGTCTTCTTCAACTTGTTGCTTATGGTGCTCAAGACGTTTATTTAACTGGTAATCCTCAAATTACTTTTTTTAAAGCTGTTTATCGGCGTCATACTAATTTCTCCATTGAAGCGATAGAACAAACTTTTAATGGACAGCCATCTTATGGATCCCGAGTAACTTGCCAAATATCCCGCAATGGTGATTTAATAAATCGTATTTATCTTCAATTACGTTTAACTGGAACTGCAAATTATTGTAAATATTTTGGTTTAAGAATTATAAATTATGTTGAAATAGAAATCGGAGGTCAGCGCATAGATCGCCATTATGCTCATTGGCTATATGTATGGAATGAACTTACTCTGCCTGTTTCTAAACGCGATGGCTATAATGATATGGTTGGCGCTTATGGAGGCACTGTTGGAACTAATATAAATAAAACTTTATATGTTCCAATTGAATTTTGGTTCTGTCGCAATGTTGGTCTTGCATTACCTCTTATTGCTCTTCAATATCACGAAGTTAAGATTAATATTAATTTCGAGAGCGAGGTTAATTGCAGAGAAGATAAAAATGCTACTACTGCTATTCCATTTTCTGCTTCATTATGGGTCGATTATATATTCCTCGATACCGATGAACGTCGTCGTTTCGCTCAATTATCCCACGAATATTTAATTGAACAATTACAATTCACTGGAGAGGAAGCGGTTGTTTCCACTAATATCAAATCAAAACTAAACTTCAATCATCCTTGCAAGGAGCTCGTATGGTTTGTAACAAATAGTGATAATAATAATATAAATTGGTTCAATTATACTACTTTCAAAAATAGTGTGCTAACCTCTGATACTCGAGCGGATCAACTAGATGCCAAGCTCGCATATGATGGTGTAAGCGGAAATGGCAATGAATTAATATATCCATCTAACCCAGTTGTTGATGCTAAACTTGTATTAAATGGAAATGATCGTTTTGCTACTCGCGATGGTATGTATTTTAATGTTATACAACCATATCAACATCACGAAAATATACCTAAAAATGCAGGTATCAATGTTTATTCTTTCGCTTTAAAACCGGAAGAACATCAACCTTCGGGAACTTTAAATATGTCTCGTATAGATACTGCAATGCTCAATTTAAATATTTATAATACACCAGCCACAATGACTGTTACAGGTAAAACTTATGACAGTTCTAAATCCACTTTCTCCTATTATAGTATAAAGAATATAGCATAAATGGGTGGTGGTCTTCTTCAACTTGTTGCTTATGGTGCTCAAGACGTTTATTTAACTGGTAATCCTCAAATTACTTTTTTCAAAGTTGCTTATCGTCGTCATACTAATTTTGCGATAGAAGCAATAGAACAATCTTTCAATGGAAGTCCAAATTTTGGTTCTCGTGTAACTTGTCAAATAACTCGCAATGGTGATTTAATAAATCGTGTATATTTACGAGCTAGATTTAATAATACTAGTGCTTCCGCCGCTAATAATACTGATGAAAATAATGGTCTTGCATTAGTTCCGTATTTTGGTCTTAAACTTCTAAAGACTATTGAACTTGAAATCGGCGGTCAACGTATTGATAAACATTATGCCGAATGGTTATATGTATGGAATGAATTATCTCTATCGGCTGGAAAACGTGATGGTTATTATTTAATGGTTGGTGGCGATAAATATAACCATTCCATTTATGTTGGCGCCGGTCAATCATATACCGTCAATGTTCCGCTTGAATTCTGGTTCTGTCGCAATGTAGGTCTTGCGCTTCCATTAATCGCTCTTCAATATCACGAAGTTAAAATTAATATCGAGTTCGAAAATAAAGATCTGCTCGTGGATACTTCTGCAAATTATTGTGATAAAGCATTCGCTTTACCTACAAAAGTCGGAGGTACCTTATCTACTAGTAAAGTAAATAGTGAACTCAGTGGCGGCGGAAGCACCAATTTAACATTAAGTGATGTTTCACTATGGGTCGATTATATATTCCTTGATACTGACGAACGTCGTCGTTTCGCTCAATTATCACATGAATATTTAATTGAACAATTACAATTCACCGGCAGTGATAGTATAACTGGTAGCTCAACTACTATGAAAAGTGTTAGAATGAATTTTAATCATCCTTGCAAGGAGCTTGTATGGTTCGTGAAACCCGATAAATCTGGCACTAATCCTGCCAATTTATATTGGAATAATTTCAGTGATCGTAATACCGATAATAATGTTTATTCCGGCGCCAATCCCATAGTACGCGCTAAAGTTCAATTAAATGGAAATGATCGTTTCGCTGAACGCGATGGTTCTTATTTCTCCCTAGTGCAACCATATCAACATCACGAAAATACACCTGATGTCTTCCACAAAGGTATAAATGTATATTCATTCGCTATAAAACCGGAAGAACATCAACCATCAGGAACTTTAAATATGTCTCGCATAGATACTGCTATTTTATCTGTATCATCCTCTGTTGCTGGCAATATTTACATATATACCGTCAATTACAATGTGCTGCGCATACTTTCTGGAATGGGTGGTCTTGCCTATTCCAATTAAAAAAATAAATATTTATACATATTTACAACAATTCGTTTTATTATTTTCAATATTATCTTTTATTTTTTTCTTATTAACATTAATTTTTAATAATTCAATTTCACGTGTAGTTGCTAGTTTTTGCAGTTTAATATCATAATCTACTTTTATTTTATTAAATCGTAAAATGTCTGTATTGCGAATATTTTCAAATACACTAATATCTTTAATCTCTTTATTATAATTTTCAATTGTTTCTTGCAATTTCTCATAAACTTCTTCCGTTAGATTATTAGATATTTTATAATATTTAATTAATTCTTTCTGTTTATCATATAAATTTTTATAATTAAATAATGTATCGTGAATACTTTTAAGTTTATCCATATTTTCCTTGAAATTTTTAAATTTAACAATTGAACTTAATATTGTCAATAATGTACTTAAAGACAATGAAACAACGCTAAAAATAAGTGAGAGCGTTTCTTGTGCGATGAATGATGATAATTTGGAATCGACATATTGTGTATCATAATTAATCAATGTTAATTTAATTGCTTCTATGAATGTTATCATCGTAGATATAATTAAAATCAATAATGTAATACGATTATATCTATAATAAATTAAATCATATTTCGATGAAACGATATATAAATTATTAATTATTTTTTTCTTGTTATTTTTAATAATTTCAAGAAGTTCATCTGTTTTTTTAGTTAAAGATACGACTGACATATCTTGACTTACATTTACTAAATCTGCGGTAATCGTAGTATTTTTATTATCGTGTTCATTGCTTACAATATCACTTTCGACATTTGGAATTATAAAATCATTATTATTGAAACCAATTTTAGGTGTTCTATCTTCATTCGAATTTGTTGTAATTATTTGTGCAACATCGTCATCATCGCCATTCGCATAATCACTAATCATTGGTTTTTCTTTATCTTTATCTATATTATCACTATTTTTTTCTTGCATATCGATTACTGGATATGGAATATCAATGACAACATTAGTATTTTCCATAATTATATCTTATAATTAATAATAATATTATAACGGATAAAATAACGATGGTTAAATCTCGAATGTCAAAACATCTTTTTATTTTTAACTTTTTATTGTAAATAGTATTGGCGAGTTTTATGGAATTACTAATTGCCGACTCAACGGATGTGAACGAGTTTTTATGTTCGAGATAATCTATATTCGGAACTTTAATATAAGCTTCCTCATTTGATACCCATTTTTTCAATTGTTTATCATAATAATTATTAATAAAATATAATGTAGGTCTTGGGATATTTTTATAAATAGTTCTCAATTGTTCATAGACATTATCAATCAATTCTTGCGGATTTTCACATTCATTTGCTGTTTTATTAGAATAATTACTTTTTACATTAGAATAAATGATTGCACAACTAATTACGGTTTTAGATTTGACTTCTTTAAAGGTCATTGATTTGGATAAATTCATAGTTGCTAAACCCCATTCGGTATATTTATTAAATTTTTCAATATCATCAATTAAATCTATATGATAATCCCAATGAAATGTCATTGATATATATACGTCATATTCTGTTAATCCTGCCATTTCTTTCAACTCATCTAAATTACCAAATGCATTTTTAACATTATTATCATTATTATTTAAAATTCTAACGAGACTAGAAGGAGGAATAGCAAAAACAAATCGATCCCCTGTTATTTCTGTTTTATCATTTAAAATAATTTTATCTATCTCCTTTTTTTCTTTTTTCTCGACGATCTTATCAACCCCGTTATTTAATATAAATTGAATTTTATTTTTCTCTAAATAATATTTCCAATATTTAAATAATCCCTCGTCATTTGGTATCTTCGGTGTATATAAAGAATATAACATAGTTTGTATTGATGAACTAATGAATTGATTTAATGAAATGCGATCACTACCGCCACCGTCGATTGTTCTACAGAATATATCAACGAAGTCTTTTGCTTTCTGTGAAAAATTATTATTATCAACATAAGTTTTCATACTTGTATCAATACCATGTTTATTGGAAAAAATAACAAAAATAAAATCTCTGACAATATATAAAATTTCAGTAAAATTAAAAACGTTATCAATAAAGATTAGTCGATTCGAAAGATCGAATAAAGAATAATTTTTATCAAATAGATCGTAAAAATTAAGATTCATAGATTTCAATAAACTGATAAAATTAACATAATTATTACTATAACTTCGAGGTCCGTGTTCACAAAAATAATATTGATTATTATATATTTGTCTATTTACTTTATGACAACCGCCGATCGTTTTATCTTTATCAATAATAATAATTTTTTGTTTTGGATTTATGGACAACGCATAATTCGCTAATGCTAATCCAGAAACACCCGCGCCTACAATAACTAGATTATAATTAGTAGCCATTATAAATTAATTATATTTTTTTTTAACATTAATCTTAACTTTATTTTTATTTTTAACGAAAACACTGGGATCATATGGTTCTTCGTCATCTTCGTCTTCATAAAATAATGTATTGCTTTTTCTTTCTTTTTCTAAAGCACATAAATTCCATAATTCTGGTGTACATAATTTAAAATCCACTTCTTTTGCTTTATACCATTTCACTTGATCTTCAAGTTTATTACTTTGGACTTTATTATCAATTACTAAACATTCATAATTATCTGTACAATTATCCATAACTGTACAAAATGTTGAAAAATCATTAAAAATTCCCGCATAATGATTATAAATTTTTTCACGTTCTTTTATGAGATTATTTTTAAAAATAAAAACATAATCAATATTCGCACGTAAGATTGGCGGCAATCCTAAACAATATTGCATAGTAATTAGGAAAAAGATTTTATAATGTCGTCCATTCATAAAAATACTTCGAATATTTTTATCGGTTGGCCACGTTTTATCATAAAGACAATCATCTAAAATTAAAAAGGCTCTACTGTCAATATCAGAACTACCATATTTTTTTAATTGTTCGCCTTTTTGTTTATTGATATTAATTTGCCTTTCTAAAAACTTTTTAATAATTGTAGGTTCATATTCATCATATATAAGCATATTTGGAATAAATTTTTCGAAATAATTGTTAGCAGTTTCTGTTGGACTTACAACAATACCAACAGGTAATTCTTTATGATAACTCAATATATCTTTCATACAATATGATTTACCTGTATTTCTTTTACCGATGAAAACAACTACCGAATCGCTTTTTATTGTAGACGGGTCGAATTTTTTTAATTCCAATTTCATTTATAATAATAGTA